GACTAGAATCGCTATAAGCGCGGCTGGCACTGGTAACATTACCGTGGGAACAGCGGCTGTGGCAGCTGATGTCTATTGCAGAGCGCTGGGAACTATTCCTTATCAATCTACCGTTACTGGTATTAAGGTCTGGGTAGGAGAAGCGTTTAATGCTGGAACAGCGGATCCAATGGAAATTGGAAAATCCGATGATCCGGATTATTTAGCTGACGTTGCTACTGCAATTATGAGAGCAGTTACAACTACTGGTAATACTGGCGGAGCTGTGACTGTGGATGCTACTCAAAATGCAGTTTGGAAGAGTATATCCCAAGCTGATACTGGTGCAGACAGCGTTTCTTATAACTCTGATGTACAGGCAGTATTGACTTATACTCCAACTGGAGCATTGTCTACAGCTGGGCAAGCTTGGATCAAGATCGACTTTATGCAGGGCAAGAACCTTGCTTCAGGAGATACTTGGTAAAATAATATAACCGTGAGTGGGGTGTAATGACCCCACTCTCTTACAAGGGGAATTAAAATGGCATATGATCCGACGATTACGACACAGTTCGATGGAACTAGAAAATTAATTTATATCTTTAACATAGACGCGTCCGGAGACGGAAGCACTGGCACGACAACAATTGACGTTTCTGCTCTTGGTTATTCTGGAGGAGGAACTACAGGAACGGCGTGCAAGCTCATAGCATTAAATAAAGTTTGGTTTAACATTAATCCAAGCGCAGTGGCTGATGCAGCTAGACTCACATGGGATGCGACTTCAGATGTGACATTCTTGTCTTTAAATGGATATGATAATTATGATTTCAGTTCTTTAGGTGGTTTACAGAACACACAGGCTAGTGGCTATACTGGAGATGTGAAAATAGTAATACCAGCTCATACGGCAGGTGATACATATAGTATTGTTACTGAATGGCTTAAGTATTATAATTAGGAGGTTAAATGGCTTATTCAGGCACTAGAACCTTCAATCTAACGATAGAGGAAATCATCGAGGAAGCATACGAGCGATGTGGACTTCAAGTTCGCATGGGCTATGATTTAAAAACAGCAAGACGTTCTTTAAATCTTATGTTTTCGGAATGGGCTAACCGTGGTCTTAACTTATGGACCATTGATTATGCCACGCAAACCTTAACTCAAGCTAAAAATTTTTATACGATTGATCAAAAGGTATTTGATATCATTGATGCAGTTATTACTACAACAACTGATGCAACTGCCAATCTGGAAGGAAATAGTGATACTACTGATGTAACTATTACTAAAATTTCTAGAACAGAATATCTTAATTTAAGTAGAAAGGAACAAAGTTCCACTGGAGGAGACGCTAGGCCTACTCAATTCTGCTTGATTAATGGGCAGGTTACAACCGCTGATGGAAGCTCTTATGGACGACCGGAAAATGATATGACTTTATTTTTATATCCTAGTCCGGATAAAGCCTATATCCTTAAATATTTTTATATAAATAGAATTGAAGATGCAGGGGATTATAATAATTATGCGGATGTTCCGTACTATTTTCTTCCTTGTTTAATATCGGGATTAGCGTATTATATCTCTGTTAAAAGAGCACCTATGATGGCTGCTAATTTAAAATCGGTTTATGATGAAGAATTTGAGAGAACAGCTGATGCTAACCGTGAACGGGTATCGTTCAGAGTTAAGCCAGCGCAAGCGTATATACCATAGGGGGATATATGGCAATTTGTGAAAAATGTGGTCATGAGTGTCATTGTAGCGACGGCGGTTCTTGCTGTGGCGGACAATGTGAATGCAAAGACTGCAATTGTAAAAAGGAGGAAAAATGAGCAATCCATTATGGAATAAAAAAACAGCCAATAGCCGTGAAACTTCTGGAAAAAAGATAGGACATTACGGAAGAGGTCACGCAGATGCTCCCAAAGCTGTCGCAGCAGGTGCTGTTACTACTAAGGGAAATGCACCAAATAGTGCAGGAAAACAGTCCGGCGGTGAATCTTTTAAAATTTCCAAAGGAAAAGTTACTGGAACTACAAAAGGTGTTGGAGCTGCTAGAAAACAAACTTATACCTGGATTTAATATATGGCTTACGCCAAAGGAAAATACGCAATATCGATTTCTGATCGCAGTGGCTTACAGTTCCCTTACAATGAAATGGTAAAGGAATGGACAGGAGCATGGGTGCATACAAGTGAGTATGAGCCGAAGGCTCCTCAATTGATGCCGCATGAACATATACCTGACCCACAGGCTTTGGAACACCCTAGGCCCGCACGAATTGCACCGGCAGGACTTATTTCATTGCCATTAAATCCTTTTGAAACATACGCTTCGGCGTCACAAGTAGTGAATGTTCATTCTCCAGATCATGGAAGATCAACAGGGGACACTGTTAGATTTAGAGGAATTCCTTTTGTATCTTCTGAAACAGATACATTTTCTGATTGTGCGACAGTAGATGGTATTACAGGAGCAGTTCTTTGTGCTGATGGTGGCTATACAATTACAAAAGGAAAATATGTATCCGGGTCCAGTGATGACTCTGATGACTGGTACTATTTTTCAACTGGCTCTTCCACAGCCACGACTGGTGGAATTAGAGGAGGGGGATATCCTGTTTCAGCAGGACCTGTAACATTAAGCGCATGACAACCTACGCAGAATTAACACAACAAATTTTAGACTATACAGAAGTCAGCACTGATGTTTTTACATCCACTATTACAGATGATTTTATTGAACATACTGAAAATAAACTTTTAAGGGATTTGGATCTTCCAGTTTTTAGATCTTACCAATATGCTAATTTTACAGCAAGCAATGGATTTTTGACATTGCCTGGCGGAACTAATATTACACCAACAGAGTTTTCAATAATTCGCAGTGTAATGATTTATCCAGCTGCCGGCAGTGGAGCTAGAACATATTTAGAACAGAGAGATGTGACCTTTATGAATGAATATTGGCCTAATAGAGCCACTGAAGGTACACCAAAATATTATTCACAATGGGACGAAAATACTATAAACGTAGTTCCAACACCCGATGTGGCTTATTATTGTGAAGTAGGATTGACTAAATTACCAACTCGTCTATCCTCTTCTAATACTAGCACTTGGGTTAGCAATAACGCACCTGCATTACTTTTGTATGGTTGCCTTGTTGAAGCCTTTAAATACTTAAAGGGCCCAGCAGAAATGCTGCAATTATATACTCAATCGTATGAAACCGCCTTACAGGAGGTTGCTGCGCAACAACAAGGTAGAGGAAGACGTGATGAATACATGTCAGGTGTTATTCGCGTTCCTCGTCCATCATTTGAGCCTACCTTAGGCTCAATTAAAACACCAATTCAAGGAGGACGATAAAATGGCAATAGGAACATCCGCAGTTTGTTATAGTTTCATGCAAGAAGTTCTTGTAGGGGAACATAATTTTACTGCCACAAGTGGAGATCAGTTTAAAATTGCTCTATATACAAGCTCTGCAACTATTAGCGCCTCTAGTACTGTTTATACAGCTACTGGAGAAACGACTAATACTGCAGGATCAGCATACACCGCTGGAGGACAAAATTTAACAAGTGTCACCCCAGCTCTTAAATCATCAACAACAGCTTGTTGTGATTTTTCTGATGTATCATGGAGTACAGCTTCATTTACCGCGTACGGAGCATTAATTTATAATGATGATACTACCGGTGATAAAGCAGTTTGCGTATTGAACTTTGGTGGTGATAAGACTGCAAGTGCAGGCACATTCACTATCCAGTTCCCAGACTTTACAGCCGCTGCAGCTATTTTAAGATTAGCTAACGCGTAGGAGCACTTATGGCTTTAGTCTTAAATGACCGCGTCAAGGAGACGACTACTACAACTGGTACGGGAGCATTAACTTTCGCCGGAGCAGTTTCAGGATTTGAAACTTTTTCAGCGGGTATTGGAAATTCCAATACTACGTACTATGCGATTGCACATTTAACTGCAAACGAATGGGAAGTAGGTCTAGGAACTCTAGCAGCTGATAGTTCAACTATCACTCGTACGAGCATTATTTCAAGTTCCAATGGTGATGCCGCTGTTGATTTTGCGTCAGGGACGAAGGATGTATTCTGTACGTTCCCAGCAAGCAAGACGATGGACATGACTTTGACAACCGCAGGGGATATTTTATATGCGTCCTCCGCTAATACGCCTGCTAGGTTGGCTAAAGGAACAGGATTACAGGTTGTACAAATGAATTCAGGAGCGACGGCGCCAGAATGGGCCGCGTCTCCTCAATCAGTCATGACGGCAACAGGAGACATTTTATATGCTTCTGGCGCTAACACACTGGCGAAACTGGCGAAAGGAAGCGATACTGAAGTATTAACACTGGCTTCAGGAGTCCCTTCGTGGGCTGCACCAACGACTGGAGACATTACATCTGTCGTAGCAGGAACAGGATTAAGTGGTGGAGCAACCAGTGGAGCTGCGACATTAAATATTGATGATACTGCGGTTACGGCTAATTCATACACGAATACAGATTTAACAGTTAATGCACAAGGGCAGATAACTGCGGCCTCATCAGGCACGGCAGGCGTTACAGCCGGTTTTTCAATTGCAATGTCAATCGCGTTATAGTATAAGAAAAAAGGAGAAAAATGGCTCAGGATTTCAGAAACGTTTTAAATAGAAATGTCGGCACAGGTGCGGCAACTCT